TTTATTAACAGAATTAGGAGTATCTTATGAGTACGAATCGACTCAGGTTCCTTACGTTATCCAGCATAATTATACTCCTGATTTCCTGCTCCCAAATCATGTCTATTTGGAAACGAAAGGATACTGGGACGCTGCCGATAGACGTAAAGTGCTTGCCGTCAAGCGTGATAACCCACTTATCGACTTAAGGATGGTATTCCAATCACCTTATAACACTATATCTAAGAAATCTAAAACTACATATGCACAGTGGTGTGACAAGCATGACATACCCTGGACTGCATATCATGAAATACCACTCGAATGGCTAATCTAAACGAAAATGAATTCGTAAGACATGAGAGTTGTAATAATTGTGGGTCATCAGATGCAAATAGCTTGTACTCTGATGGCTCCTACTACTGCTTTTCATGCAGAACTTACACACCCGCAGAGGGTATAAATCTTAATTCACAGTCAAGAAGGAAAATGTCTAATGTCGAGCTCAAAGGATACGCACAGGAACTCAGAAAGCGAAAGCTCTCTGTTGGAACTTGCGAGAAGTTTAGAATTTACAGAGACGGAGACACTCTACGCTTCCCATATCATACAAGCGATGGAGCTCTTGTCGGGATCAAAGTAAAAACAAAGAGAAAGGAGTTTACATATGAAGGAGTTTCCACTGATACCTTATTCGGTCAGCATTTGTTTCCTAACACTGGTAAACGTATTGTTGTTACTGAAGGTGAACTAGATGCTGCGAGCTGTTATGAGGCAATGTCCGGTTGGCCGATGGTTTCTTTACCGCATGGTGCTGCCAGCGCAAAGAAAGATATCCAGAAACAGATACCGTTATTCCAAGGATACAGCGAAATAGTATTATTTTTTGATAGCGATGAGCCAGGTAGGAAGGCAGCAGAAGATGCTGCAGGAGTATTACCTCCAGGTAAGGTAAAGATAGCCCGCATGGAGTCATATAAAGACCCCTCAGAGGCATTACAAGCTGGAGATTCAGAAGCAATAAGAAAAGCTATATGGGATGCAAAGCCTTATAGACCAGATGGAATAGTAGAAGGGAAAAATTTATTAGAATTAGTTACAACACCTCAACCCCCATTTGATCATGAATACCCCTTCCAAGGACTTAACAAGAAATTACACGGGATTAGGTATGGTGAACTTACAACAATTACTGCTGGCACTGGTGCAGGAAAAACCTCATTCGTGCGGCAAATTGCATCTGACCTATTGTGCAAAGGAGAATCGGTTGGAATACTGGAACTTGAAGCAAGTAATAGACGAACAGCTCTTGGATTGATGTCCACAGCAGTTGGTAAAAACTTACAATTAGGAGAACCAGATGAACAAGAACTCACCTCCACATTTAGCAGAACTCTTGCTACTTGGAATGTCTTTCTGTTTGATGGCTTTGGGTCTTATGACCCGGATCTTATTTACAATAGGATCGAATACCTTGCCAGTGGATTGGAGTGTCGTATTATATTCCTAGATCACCTTAGTATATTATTAAGTGGTCTGGATGGTGAAGAAAGAAGAATGATAGATCAAACAATGACTAAGTTAAGATCATTAGTAGAACGTACAGGTATATCTTTATTTTTAGTATCACACTTACGTCGGACAAATAATGACAATAATGCGCACGAAGAGGGAGGTAGAGTATCACTCTCTCAACTCAGAGGATCTCATTCGATTGCTCAAATCTCAGATAATCTCATCGGACTTGAAAGAGATCAACAAAGCGACGGTGGAAGAGGTCTTACAACTGTTAGAGTCCTTAAAAATCGTTTATTTGGGGAGACTGGAACGTGCGGAACGCTCGACTATAACTTAAACACCTGCAGATTTACTGAACATGAAGCTACGGAACCACCAGTTTTCAACCCAGCCACGGATTTTTGAAGGTAGTGAATACCAACATCCTTGGTATAAGCATACAGATAATAAATTAATTAAACCTAACCCACCTACGCAACAAGCAATTGAAAAGGCCAAATTCATTGATAAAACCTACCACTGGAATAGGGACGATAGTGTTCGACCTAGAAACAAACGGACTGCTAGGTGATGAAAACTTACGAATACATTGCATAGCACTACATTATGTCGAAGATAACAAAACAGAAACGTATAACGATGAAAGCCCTGGCAAAGGGATGTCTAGCCCTGTGGTTAGAGCAGTCCAATACCTCGAAATGGCTGATAACATTGTCGGTCATAATATCGTGGGTTTTGATCTCCCTATTATTAAAAGTATCTTTGGTTGGTTTAATCCCACTGGGAATATTGTTGACACTCTCCTTCTATCTAGGTTATATCATCCGAATTTACTCGATATAGATAAAAGACAAGCATGGAAAGACATGCCAACAAACATGTATGGTCGTCATTCACTTGAATCCTATGGCTACCGATTAGGAGAATACAAAGGAAACTTTGCAAAGAATACTGATTGGAAAGATTGGTCTCAAGAAATGGAAGACTATTGTGTTCAAGATGTTAAAGTTACAGAAAGGTTATGCGACCACTTCCACCCTTACCTGATTGGCTCAAATTAGAGCATCAGGTAGCACACATACTTACCCAACAGGAGATTCATGGATGGTACTTTGATGAAGGAGCTGCACGGCAGCTTGAGTCTACTCTCAGAAAAGAGTATGAAGATACTTGTAAAGTATTACGAAACAGGCATCCTTTCGTCAAAGGAGCAGAATTTACTCCTAAACGAGCTAACCGAACAAAAGGATACATTGCAGGTGCTCCATTCACTAAACTAAAGGACTTAAATCCCACATCTAGGGATCATATATCATGGATCTTACAGACACATTATGGTTGGACGCCTACATCACTAACGAAATCAGGGAAGGCGGTTATAGACGAGACCGTCTTAAAAGAGATTGGGACGGATATAGCTCTAGCTTTTCTGAAACTATTGGATCTGACGAAGCAGTTAGGAATGATATCAGAAGGCGTGAACGCATGGCAGAAGCTTGTTACGACGTCTAGTAGAATACACCACCATTGTTCAGTAGCTACATCTACATTTAGATGCGCCCATCGTAAACCAAATTTAGCACAAGTACCCAGTGATGAAAGATTCAGAAAATTATTTACTGCCTCTCCAGGCAAGGTATTGGTCGGTAGTGATCTTAGCGGCATTGAGCTCAGGATGCTTGCCCATTATCTCGCCAGATTTGATCAAGGACGCTACGCCAAAATTCTCCTCACCGGAGACATCCATCAAACCAACGCAGATAAAATTGGGATCACCAGATCTCAAGTTAAAACCGTCACCTACGCCTTCCTCTACGGAGCAGGTGATAGAAAAATAGGTGTTAGTTATGACAAACAATTATCTGATGAGGAAGCCACAAAGAAAGGAAGAGAGATTCGTAAGGCTTATGTTGATGCCATTCCGGGTCTTAAAGAACTCTTGGAAGGCGTACACAAAGCTAGTGAGAGAGGTTATGTTTATGGACTCGACCACCGTCGTATCCTCGTTGACTCGGGACATAAGTCCCTCAATTACCTCTTACAAGGATCGGCAGCGATCATCGCCAAAAGATGGATGGTATTAGTTCATGAATGGATTCCTAAAACTGCTCGACAACTGGCATTCGTTCATGATGAATTACAATTTGAATGTTCACAGTCAGAAGTCGAACCATTAAAGTTCTTACTTAAGGTTACAGCTATGCAAGCTGGTGAATACTACAATATGAGATGTCCAACTGCTGCTGAATGTAACAGCGGTATGAATTGGGCAGAAACCCACTAACCACCTATGAAATTATTAATTGATGCGGACTACATCGTATATAAGTCCTGCGCTGCGGCAGAGACTGAAATTGACTTTAGTGATGATGTTATTCTTGTCACTAGCAACTTTAGTGAAGCATTATCAGCCACAAATCGAGAACTTACCAAGATTAGAGACAAATTTGGGTCATTCTCTGATATAATACTATTCTTCTCTGATTCTAAGAATTTCAGAAAGAAAATTCTACCCGAATATAAAGGCCATCGTAATCGTAAGAAACCTTGTGGATACAAGCGTGTTATCAATGCATTAAAGATAACTAATGAAGTTATCATTATGCCTGAGCTAGAAGCAGACGATGCGATGGGTATATATGCTACCCAATATCCAGGTAATGTAATTGTATCTCCTGATAAAGATATGAGACAGATACCTGGTAGGTTGTATAATTTAGATGAAGAGTTCACAGTCAGCGAGGAGGATGGTGCTAAATGGCATCTAATTCAAACTCTGGCAGGTGATCAAACTGATGGATACCCTGGAGTACCTGGAATTGGAGTTAAGAGGGCTGTAGCTCTCTTTGACAAGGAAGGATACTCTTGGAAAACAGTATGTAAAGCTTTTAATGATAAAGACTTTACTAATCTTACTGCTATAACTAACGCCCGCCTTGCCCGTATATTAACTGTAGATGACTATGACTTTGAAAATGAAAGACCTATACTTTGGACCCCCTCCCCCAGTTACGAAGTTAACAATGGAGCAGGATCTGAAGATGAGAAATATAAAGGATAGATTAAATCATGTATATGATCATGAGAGAGAAAGTATTATAAATCTTTTCTTAGCATTACAAAGACAGAACTTTGTATTAGGTAATTCACTCACTAATGTATTAGAAAAATGGAATACTATCGAAGAGGTAGCATTGAAGTTTGGTCATTTATTAGAGACCAAGGACTCAACTTCCACTTAGGTAATGCTATAAAATATATATGCAGAGCAGGTTATAAAGATAGCAAAATAGAAGACTTAAAGAAAGCAATCCACTACTTACAGAACGAACTCCACTATGAAGAAAACCTTCTTATCGACTCAGGCGAAAGAATTCCGAAAGAAATATAATCTGAAAAACTCAGCTGATAAATCAACTAGAGCTGTGCAAAAGGACATAATAATTGAGGAATTTAAAGAGTTTCTTCAAGCTGAAGGTATGTTATTTATGCATGGTAGGAATGCTAAAGAAGAGTGCCTTAAAGAGCTAGCTGATTTAGTGTATGTATGCTATCAGTATGCAGAAAATATGGGATGGTTTCTTGATGAAGCATTAGATAGAGTACATATAAGTAATATGTCTAAGCTTGATGAAGATGGTAATCCTATATACCGTGAAGACGGTAAGGTTCTAAAAGGACCAAATTATAAACCACCAAACCTAGAAGACTTATTCTAATGACTGCTGAACTAATATCTCGCACTGGGCGGGTCCAATCATGGTTGGATAATCCAGAATCACGCTTACCTGTGAGCTGCACGGTATTCGCCTCACATGCATTGAGAAATGGGGCAGGGTGTGCTATACACCTATCTAAATTACGTCCTAAAGGACATGAGAATGGTAAAGGATTGACCGCTAGTGGTCCAGTATCTTTTGCTAAAATATACTCCTCCTTGAACGAAACTCTACGTCGTGGGGGTGTTTATAAGAATGGGGCTGTAGTTATACATTTGGATGCAGACCATGATGACATAGTAGATTTTATCACTACACCAAGATCAGAGTTACCTTGGGTTAAAAGATGTGTAGACATCAGCTCACCACTCTGGCATAATTTACCATCTAATACTAAAGAGGCTTTAATATATGGAATCAGATCAGGAGACATCTGGCTCAACAAAATCAAACATAACCCCGCAGGACAAAGGATATTCGGAAACGTGTGTCTTGAGGTTTACCTGCCCTCACGAGGAACTTGCTTGCTCCAGCATGTCAATCTCGCTGCCTGTAATACACGGGATCTCAAAAAGGCTTTCGCTCAAGGTATGTCCGAGTTGTGCGATCTCCATGGCCGAACAGGTGTTGGAGGGTCTGGAGAGTACTTATCCCCGGACAAAGACAGGCAAGTCGGGCTCGGAATGCTTGGATTGGCCAATTTCTTACGAAGGCACGGTATAACATATAAAGAATTTGGTGAAGTACTACATGCAGTAAATCATAATTTACCTTATAAGGGTAAGGATGTTGCGTTGGATGCTGCTTACCAATTAAGAGAAGGTATAGAAGCAGCCGCTTATATAGCTAAGAATAATTTTATGGAGAGAGCTTTTGCTATAGCTCCTACCGCATCCTGCTCTTATCGTAGCCAGGATTTAGATGGGTATACAAGTACCCCGGAAATAGCACCTCCAATAGCTCGCTCTGTTGATCGTGACAGCGGCACTTTTGGAGTACAAAGATATGAATATGGCGAAGTTGAGATCGCCTCTGAAGTAGGATGGGACGCATATAAGCGTGTAGCAGACCAACTAATGATAATGCTCGACAAGACGGGACTTCTTCACGGCTATAGCTTTAACTCTTGGAGTGATGTTATAGAATACGATAATAAATTCGTTGAAGAGTGGTTACTTTCACCTCAGACCTCCCTTTACTACAGCCTACAAGTAATGGGCGACGTACAGGATAAGAGCGATGCGTATGCAGCATTAGATAAAGCCGAAGTCGATGATTACTTGCAGGATATTTTAAACCCCGAACCAGTAACCTGTGATTGTCAAGAATGAGAAAACATCCCTATCAAAAACTATTAGAAAGAAAAAGAACCTGGACACCAGTTAAACCCACCAAAGGAGTATTTAAAGAAGGTGCAGAAGAAGCCATCAAACGTTCTCTCGCAATACGTCATATGGAGTTGCCAGTTGGAGAATTTATTCGTGAAGGACTTGAAAAAGAGGTTCCATCACTTGCTAGGCAGCTCCTTGAATCAAACGTACAAGACGAGATTAAACACGATCTTGCCTTGGGTTATATAGTAGATGCTTACGGCATTAAAGAAGATGCAAAACAAGAATTGGAGGCTAAGAGATTAAGAGATGCATGGATTTCTCACCCCGACCATACCATTACTAAGGCGCTTGTCGCAGAACGAGCTATATTCTTTGTTCTTCTCCCTTTCTTTCGCTTTAATGGCTGCGCTGCTTTACGCACAGTATCGGCAGATATCTCAAGAGACGAACAGATCCATGTCGGCAGTAATTCTCTTGTATGTGCAGAGTTGGGTCTTTCT